CTTTGCGCGAAGCGTTCAGCCCCTGCGCAACATAGTCAGACACGTATGCAGCGGCCTCTGGGTCGCTCTTTATATAGCTCTCAACCATTGTCAAAAATTGGTCACGTTGCATCTCAAACTCCTAGTTCTGTTCCAGCCAGATAACCATCCGCCCGAGTCGGATGCGCAAGCGCACCGATCAGCGGCGCGTTATACGTCACAGTTCCATCGCCTGTTGAGTCGGCAAAGCTGCTGATTCAGGCGCGAACATTTGTCCTTGTGCCTGCGCTCTGGCTATGCGCTCGCAGGCAATGTCAAAGTATTTGCGCTCGCGCTCGATGCCGGTGAACGCCTTGCCAAGCTGGGCGCACGCCACGCCGGTGGTGCCACTGCCCATGTATGGGTCGCAAACCGTTTCAGGCTCTGGCGCGTGCCGAATGCACCACTCCATAAGCGGAACAGGCTTTTGCGTCGGGTGTTCTTTGGCGTAACTCAGAACGCTCAGCCGGTGCATCTTGGCTGGCTTTTTGAAGCTGCACCATGCTTGCTCACACATAGCCAAGCTAAAGTTTTCTGGCTGCATCTTGTCCCAAACCAGAAATGTTTGGCTCGGCGGCAGCGGGAAATAATTTCCCCCCCACACAATCAAATGCGTTGCCTTTTCCATCATCAAACCCCACAGCCACGCGGCGGGCGTTTCAGCGTCCCATTCCATTTTTTCGTGCGCTTGTCGCACGGGGTTTGCTGCAATCCCTATTCCGTAAGGTGGGTCAGTCAAAATCAGGTCGCATTTAGGCAGCAGCGGCAGCACTTCGCGGCAATCCCCGTGCCACAGTTCAGCATTTCCTATCACTACTTTTTCGCTCATGTGTTCTTTCGTGTGTCGTATAACAGGTCGCCCAAGGCGGATGCGCTACGCGCCCCGCTTGTCTCCGGCGTTATGCAGCAACGGGTTCATTCGTCGCCGCCTTGTAGCCTTTGAAAACAGTCATGATTTCCTCCCCCTAAACAGCGGCTCAGGAAACTCGCCCTCGTCGCAGTACATGCACGCTTCGCCGTACATTTCTTTCGTCCACACCATTTCGCCTTGCTCAGTGACGGTGATGTATGCGTCTGGTTTTCGCTTATTCTCAAAGCAAGAGCGGCAACAATCATCTGCCGTGCAAGTGCGGCCTGTGTCGGGGCATGGCCATTCTTTCGCACCGTCGATGGCCCACACACATTCGTCCGTCAGCTTGCGCGGCGGTGGCGGGGGCCGGTTGTTCTTGCGTGCGTCTGTCATATGGTCCAGTTCGCTTTCTTGTTGTCGTTTTTCAGCGCATTGGCTTTGCGCTTTGCATTGGTCTTGTCGTTGTTGCGTTTGCGGCGCTCTTTCTCAGCCAGCTCTTTGGCACTAGGCCCTGGCGTTGTCTTGCGTTCAAACAAGATCGCAAACGCGGTGTTGGCATACTTCGCTGCCATGAGATCGTGTTCTGTCATACGGCCACCCCCATGGAGCGCAACACTTTGATGCACGCAGTTGTCGCGTCGGCCATCTGGCGCGGGCTGCTTTCCAACAGCACCATTTCGTACAGGTCCAAGGCTTCGCGGAGGCTCTTGACCTCTTGCTCCATAAGCTCGAACTTGCCCCACTTCAAATAGCGCGCTTTGCACTTTGCCAATGCCTCGTTTGCTTGCGCGATCACTTCGAGCATGGGGTTTGCCTCGGTGCCTGCGATGTCCACGGCACGCACTTCAGTCACCCCAACCGCGTGGGCTAAGAAATCGAAATCGTCGGTGGATGTGCTAACCCCGCTGCACATCCTGTCAAACGCTGCAAACACAATAGCCATGGCGTCTTTGGCATTGGCGCCTGTGCCCAACTCGTCATTAAATTGGCGGCATTCGCGCAGGACAGCCATGGGGTTTTTCTTGACAAGGAAACCTTGGTCGTCCATGAGTGCGCGGCGTTTGCGCATGTAAAGGCTGGTCTTTTTCATCACACCCCCCACAAGTAAAGGTCAATCCACGACAGCCACGCATCAGGCACTTGCAGCATGATGGTGATTGACGCAACCAGTGCACATGCAACACCCAGCGCGCCCAGTACATGGGCCATCAAGGCCAGCACTGTGTCGCTGCGCATGTCGTTGTCGATGTCGTCGTGGTCGTAGTCTTTGGCTCTGACGTATGGCGTTTGGTTCATCAGAAGCCTTTTGATTTAATGTTGTACGCAGCCATGGACCCAGCACGCGCAGGATGCTCTTTAAGATCGGCTCCGGTATAGCTATTGCTGCCATCCGCACCAACGCGCTGCGATGCGTTTACATAGATGCGTGGCCCTGCCTCATCTGGATGCTTTTCGCGCGGCGGCGTCTTTGGTAGGCCGAGGCTTTTGCGCTGTGTAGCGGTCAACTCTTCTTTGGGTTGTAGAAATTTGAAGTGCATGTTGTGGCGTAAAAAAGCCCTGACTGGCAGGGCTGTTTGATTAAGCGACTAAGCGCATTTGGTCGGCATCTTTGAATGTCATTCGCCGGTATATCTCTCGCGTTGCCTTAACATCGCGCTTGCAGTATTCGACAACTTCAAGCAATCGGCCATCTTTCACCGCCTGGTTGACCATTGACCCGTCTATGTCTCCCTTGGGTGATGGGATAGACAACGCAAGGCACAGCTTGTCCAGGCTGATACGGTTTCCGTAGCCTGCAAACTGCGTCATCGTGTCGTAAACCCGAGCGTCCCACGACTTAGCGCCAGCAGCATGACTGATGATTGCGTGCGGCCTGATTCCGTTCACCACGTACCGCTGAAACAGAAACCGAATGTCAAAGGCTGCTACGTTGTGGCCTACAACCGTAACCGCGCTATGCATTGCGCGTGGGATAACGTCAAGCGCAGCATTGAAGCGCATCAGAACATCACGCTCGTCAAGGCCATATACCGCGTCAGGTTCACCAGTGTCGTGAAGGTCGTACCCAATAACGCAGACTTGCCCGAAAGCGCCATCTAGTCCTGTCTTGGCGACTGCTTCCTCAATGGCTGCTGGCCCTTGTTCTTTGTGCCATTCCGCAATGCTCTCTGGCTTTTTGTAAGTAGCTGGAGGCTTCACAGTTGAAGCGATGTAGTCCATAACATCCATGCGCTGTGTGGCAATGGTTTCAATGTCGATAACGATGTGGTTCATTGTGTGCTTTCAATAGGGGCCGAAGCCCCGTTAGATCAAAATGGGCAATCTTCTGGAATGTCGTTCGGCATATCCTCAACCACGGATGATTGCTTTGCGTTTCGCTGCCACTCTGGCGACTTCTTGATTGCGTCTTGCAGCTTCTCGTGGAAGGCGTTAAACACTTTCATGTCAGGTTTGTCCAGATCAAAAACGATGTTTTCATGCACTGGCGCAGGCTTGGCGTTTTTCAGCGCACCGGGTAACGGCGTAAGCCCTGCAACATTGGTGTAAGTCTTGCCGTTTGTCTCGCTGGTCGTTGCGTTGACCATGCAGTAAGCGCCAAGCAACTTAGACACATCAAACGCTTTCGCCTCTTCGTCCGTGAAGTCGCGCCCACGCCATGCTGCCAAGTCTTTACGCAACCCTGCCTTTTCGTGCAGGCTGACGGTGTATGACTTGCTGATGGTCATTGGCATCTGCTTGCCATCAACCTCGACGGTTAACGGGTTGCCTTCCTCGTCGTCTCCAAACAACTCCCAGCCGATGCGAATCTTGTGCTGCATCTTCTCGCCGTACTGGCCTGATGTAAGTTGCGTTCCAAGGTCGATCAGCGAGTAGCAGCGTCCAATGTATGCGCCGGGAGGAACCTTCTTAAAGTCACCGCCTCCACTGTCTTTTGCAATAAATGCCATGTCAATCTCCAATTAAATATGTCAGCCTTAACAGGTGGCTGGCTTACCTGAATACTTGCAAAATTCCTCAAAGCTGATGCCTGCCGCATCGCAAAGAAGCTTCATGTGGTCAATTCGCACGTCGTACTGATTGCCAACAAGCCACAACACATCCATATTGCGCTGGTGGTGCGCTGCTTGCTCTGCGCCGCTTTCTGATGTGTCGTATGGCGCATCAATAAATCCTTCGTCGTAGCTCATAAGCCACCTCCTACTTTTGACCAATACCAAGCACTGCGAAAAGTGCAACCTTTGCTAACCCAATAGCGAAATCGTTTGATGCGTCCAATCACAGCGTTTTCTCCAACGCAGAAGCTACGCATGGCAGCACTACAAAGATTGCTGTGATGACAGCAGGCCAGAAGTAGGCTGGTTGTCCAAGGTGGTCGTATAGGCGTTCGAGAATCATTGAAGTACTCCATCAACTTCATCAGCGTTTGCGTTTGCATAGCTCTCTGCCATCGCTTCGCGCCATTTAAAAACCAGTGGGCAATCGCTACCCTCCAGAACCGCCATAAGCGCCTGTAGCGGCTTTGGCTCTGTGCCGTAGTCCGTGACTACCTCAACCATCTGATAAGCAGCTATGGCCGTTGTGCCGTTGGCGTTGTTCTTGACATACGGCACAGACAGCGCCTTATGCGACACCTTGCGCACTGTCTTTGTGATCGTTTCGATAATCAGATCGCGGGTTGTCTGTGTCTTTGGCGTGCCGTACATTTCATCGAGTTCACGGTATGTCACCGGCTGCTCTAGCGTTGCGTGCATTTCATTCCCCTATGGACGAAAAAAGCCGCATCGGGTGCGGCTTGGCGGTGCGGTGTTTGCTGCTATTTTTAGCAGAGCAAACTATTCAATACTGGCGGGCGGTGGTGGCACTTACTGGACACCAGTCCGACACGATAGACCGCACGTTTTGCGGTCTATATTGCGTTAGCCTGCACGCACCAGCGCATGCACAACGCCACGGAATATGAAGTCCTTTGCTTGTTGCGCCACGGGTAGCGCATCGAACGGGACAATGCAATGGTGCTGTTTCAGTTCTGGGTTTTTCTCTGGGCCGTACACCCAGCCTTCGGCAACCTTCTGCGCCATCCAGCTTTCATGGCTGGCAGCGGCGCTGGCTCCGGGGTTGTTGGTATGCAGCTTCACGCCCAGCATGGCGCTGTCACGCTGCCACTGCGGCGCGTCCTCCCATGTTGGCTGGCTGTTATCGCCAAGTGCTTGGCAATAGGCGCGGTTCACTTCGTGGCACACGCGGGCAATTTGGTCTTCGGTCATGGTTGGTTCTTTCAGGTTGTGCCAGCATTTGTGCCTGTGCTGGCTAACAGGTTGGTCAATCCGACTTCGCTTCGCTCTGCGGCTTACCGCCAGCGTTATCTGGCACAGGCAGCGCAGTAAGCGTGACGCCATCCAGCCCTACCTGCTTACTGAAAACAGCTAGGCACTCAGGGCAAAGACTCATACTTCCATGCTGCCCGTATTTGTCAGCCCGCTTTTCGGTCGCAATGTGCGATGGTTTGTTTTTACAGCGCACCATCATGTGCCCGCCACCCAGCGTCATAAAGTTTTCGCCGTTAGGCATCTCGGCTTGGCACCGCTTATGGTCCGCTGGTATTAGGTTTACTTTTCCCATCATTTATCTCCTGTTACAGCCCGATAACCGGGCAATCAACCGGACAAGCCGGTTATTTCTGCGTTAGACATATCGTGTGCGCCACGATGATTGGCTATGCACTCCGGCCGTCGCTGCAACCACCCATCTACATCATCCAGCGGAACGTCACCGTACAGATGGCACACTGGCTGCGTGCCGAAGTTGCGAGCGTAGACAAACGGGCACATGCTTCCCGGATACGACGGCTTTTCGCTGCACGTTGTTTCGCCTGTGTGAAAAATCAAAACCTGCTTCATCATCAATCTCCTATGTCTAACTTTCGCGTCGAGTCGGACGCTCCGCCTGCGGCTCCGCGCCGCTCACGCTGGCGTTAAAACCAAAAAGCACCTCGATGCTCTTTGGTTTTGGGACAGTCTTTTTCTTAGCGTCCCTCCTTCAGTACAGCTTCAGCCGGTGTACTTGGCTCCATCCTTGGGGGCATACCCCGGCGATTGCTCCAGAATTTGTTTTGTTCTGGCATGGGTGAAATATAGCATTACTAAATACAACGCGCAAGCATTGCTTAATAAAAATATAGCAATTAAGGGTAAATACTTAGAAAAAAGACGTAAAAAAACCGCCTCGGTGGGCGGTTGGAATGATTCGGTGTAGCTTCAGTTGCACTCTGTTCTGGCAACTCCATAGCTATAGCGTGTTTCGCACTGTATGGGCGGTCTAATTGCCTGCGCTGTGGGCCGTGGGCTTGCTGCGTTTAGCAATTGCATGCCCTGCGCCATCTGTGCGTTGGAATCAGCGCGGCGTGCCTGGTTGGCCTGAATCTTTGCCTGCACCAATGGCAACTCTTTTGTGCAATCCTCGCCCCTGCGATTCAATTCCATAGATATGGTGGCCGGTTTGAAATCTTTGTCGCCAGCAACAAGACCGTAACAAAGATCGAAATTCGGCACAAACATTACCTCCCTTTGTGGGCGGGGTTGCATCGTCTCGCAGCCACACAGCGCAACGGCGCATATCAAAACAAGCTTTCTCATTCGTCCTCCCATTTTCCGATTACTGTACCGATGACCTTGAACGGCTCTGTGATGGGTGGGTGGCTGCTGTTCAGTGGGGCAAGCCACTTTCTACCATCCTCATCTTTGTACACCTTGAAGGTCACGTTGTCTGAGCCTTTCAGCTTGGCAACGATCCTGTCCCCATTGTTTGGCGACAGCTTGCCAGGATCAACAATGATGTAACTTCCTTCCGGGTATGACTTCCCATGCGTTGCCGTCATGGAGTCTCCCCGCACCTTGAGTGCAAAGGTATTGGAGCTGTGGCCCCGGAAAATTGGCAAATACCGTTCGGCATCACCCGGCTGAAATGGATCGGACGCATCGTTCCAATCCCCAGCTTGTACCCAAGAAATCACTGGAATCTCCCCTGTGAACGCTCTCGCGGCGTCTACGTTTCCATGTTGTTGACTCGTGTCTCCAGAGATTAGATCGTCGGTGGTTACATTAAGCAGTTCAGCCGCCATGGCTAGCTTTTCTTTGGAGATTCGACCGGTAGAAAACCAGCTAGACACAGCACCGGGCGTGATTCCGCAATGGACGGCCATCTCTTTCCCAGAGACTTTCTTGTCTTCCATTAGCTTTTTGATTCGCAATCCGATGTGCATTGCTAAATTTTCACCCATGATGTTATAGCAATGCTTGCCAGTGCGATTTAGTAATGCTATATTCACGGCATGCACCTAAAAGAATACACGGACCTGCACACGCAAATTGCGCTTGCGAAGGCCATCGAAGCCGCACCCAGCTTTGTCAATCAATGGGTGAATGGCACACGTCCAGTTCCTCCAGCTTATTGCACTGCGATTGAGCGTGCCACTGGCGGGCTTGTAACCCGTAGAGAGCTTCGCCCTGACGACTGTCACGAGATTTGGCCCGACCTTAACAAGCTGGCCGTCTAAATGCTTTTGATTCTTGAAACATTCCTTGCACAGAGGGCAGCATGAACCTCGACAACGATCTATTTGGCGAACCAATCCGCAAAACCGATACAGACGCGCTTGGCTTCCTGATCCGCTACGCACGCAGCCACAAAGGCGAATCGTTCAGCAGTGAGCATGTAACGCTTGCTGCGCTGGATGCTGGTATCAGCTTTCAGGAAATGCGTTCATGGGGCTCTGTGTTTACGCAAGCCGCCAAGGATGGCTATATCCGGCGCTCTGATGTGCTGTTTTCGCGCTCTATGGGCAATGGGAGCTTGGCTCCCGGATGGGTGGGTTGTTAGATGGCTGGCATGGACTGGTTTCGCTGGCATCACGGGTCTGTCACCGACCCTAAGTTTCAATTGGTTGCACGGAAAGCAGGGTGCAGTGTTGCCGAAATCATTGGCGTGTGGGCAACCCTGCTTGAAGCAGCAAGCATGGCTGATGTGCGCGGTTGCCATGGCGTTCTCGACTTTGAAGCACTTGATTGCTCTCTTGGCCTGGATGACGGCAAAGCAGAGCAAATCTACACGCTGATGACTGCACGCGGCATGGTTGATGCCGAGACAAAAACTATTTCCTCATGGGCAAAACGTCAACCAGTGCGTGAGCGCGAGGATGACAAAAGCACAGAACGGGTGAAGGCGTTTCGTGAGAAGAAACGGCAAGAAGCACAAAGCAACGCCAGTGAAACGCCATGTAACGCCAAGAAACGCCTAGAGGAGATTAGAGAAGATAAGAGTAATACCCCCATACCCCCAAAGGGGGCAGATGCGGACGCACTTCCTGAAAAACAAAAGACCGCAGCCATCGCATTGACGACATGGCTCGAAGCCATCAAGGCTTCCTCTGAAAAACCAATCCCTGAAGACGATCCAGTTTTCGTTTACGCCGAGCAGGTTGGCATTCCGCCAGATCATTTGCGCCTGTGCTGGCGCGAGTTCCGCGACCGATACAGCCAGCCAGGGGCGAAGCGTTACCGCGACTGGCGCGGAGTGTTTCGCAAGGCGGTGCGTGGAAATTGGTTCAAGTTGTGGTGGGTTGATGCAGATGGGCAGTACATGTTGACAACCTGTGGAAAACAAGCAGAAATGGCAGCAAAACAATGAACTTTGATAGCAGCGAATTGATGGCATTGACGCCTGAACTGGCACTCGGAAGCCGCGACACCGAGGCAGCAGTTTTGTCCGTTCTGATCACGTTTCCATCCGTGTTCGACGATGTTTCTGATCGCATCAAGCCGACGTTTTTCAGCGACGACCTCTATCGGGCCATCTTCGTCGAAGTCTGCCGCCAGATGGCCGCAGGCAAGGGCTGTGATGTGGTTACTCTGGCCGAGGCGCTGACCGGCATTGCGACGATCCAGGAAATCCACCAGATCGCCAGCTCACACGACCACGGCCACCGAGCCATTGGCCGCATGGTGGAAACGCTGTCAGACCGGTACAAGTCGCGCCAACTGCACGCACTGAGCGGCAAACTTGCGACGCTGGCGTTTGAAACGACGCCAGTGCAAGACCGGATTGATGTGGCTATGGCCGAGTTGACCAAGTTGGATGACGTGCAGGACTCAGACGATTGGGTGGGGGCGCATGAGGCGTCGATTGCACACCTAGACCTGCTGGAGTCCCGCCAACAAGGGCGAATCAAGGGAATGGAAACCGGCCTGCAAGACTTTGACGAACTGCTGGACGGAGGCTTGCAGCGCGGCAATCTGGTGGTGATTGGCGCGCGTCCAAGCATGGGCAAGACAGCCTTGGCAATGACCATCGGCCTGCACATGGCGCAGAAATACGCCGTTGGCTTCCTGTCCATGGAAATGCCGCACAACGATGTGCGCGACCGGCAAGCAGCAATCCTTAGCAGCGCCAGCATTAGCCACATCAAGCGCCCAACAAAGGGGCTTGATTACGGGCGCATTGTGGAGGGCGTGGAGCGCAGCAAGGCGCTGAAGTTCTTTGTGTCCGACAAGTCAGGTTTGAACATCTTGCAAGTGCGCAGCAAAGCCCGTGCGCTCAAACGCCGCCATGGGCTGGATGTGCTGGTTATTGATTACATCGGATTGATGGAAGGGCTGGACCGCAAGGTTTCGCGCGCCTACCAAATCGAGGAAATCAGCCGTGGATTAAAGGGCTTGGCGAAGGAATTGAACATCGTTGTCATCTGTCTGGCGCAGGTCAACCGGGCAGCAGCAGACAAGGGCAACAACCCACCCGGCTTGCACGAACTGCGCGATTCTGGCGCGATTGAGCAGGATGCGGACGTTGTGGCGTTCATCCATCGCCAGATCATGGCGAACCCGGACGCCGGGGAGGAATACCGCAATTACGGATTGTTGCGCGTGTCAAAGAACCGCCAAGGACGGTGCAGTGATGTTCATCTGTATTACCAGGGTGAGTTCACCAAGTTTTCAAGCTGGTCAGGTTCGGCACCAAGTAAGGCGATTGCAGCGCCAGCAAAAAGCCGGGGGTTTTCGCATGACGACTAACACGCACAACTGGCAATTGATCCGCGAGTTTTACGCGATGTTCAATGAAAAAATAATGGCCCAAAAGCCTAATGAATGGGGTATTGATCCATACGCATGGGATACGGGGCTAATACGCATGACGCCGATTGAATCATGGTTGTGGCATGACATTCGCGCACTTGATGTAGTGGCTTACCCCCAATACCCAGTTGGAAAGTACTTTGTTGACTTTGCAAACCCAAAGGCAAAAGTTGCAATTGAATGCGATGGAGAGGCTTATCACCGTGATAAATCAAAAGACGCAGACAGGGATAAAAAGTTACGGGAAGCAGGTTGGAGTGTTTACCGCATTAGCGGAAAGGACTGCCGTGATGGTGTTGATCTTGAAAACCAATCTCAAAGCAAAGCAAGGGAATTTGTTTTTCGCGTAGCTGATCGCCATGATTTATTTCGTGATGGCGATTGGGCAAGAGCTAGACACATGCAGGCAACTCAAGAAACTAGTGAGCAATATGAATGACCCTACTAAACCGCTGGCTCTCGCACCTAATCCACGCCTGCGAACTCAATCAGAAGCAGCACGCATGGCACCAGGCCAAGCAGCTTGCGGAAATCTGCCCGCACGAGCTGGCGCAACTGCCGGAAATGCTGAAGGCAGAAATGTTGTCATTGGCATCGACCCAGGCCAATCGACCGGAATCGCCATTTACCGCGAAGGAAAACTCGCCGCGCTGCGCACGATAGAGCCGGTCGGTATTGAGGAAGAGATTCTTGTTGTATGGCCGAGCCGGGTGATATTCGAAGATAGCCGCCTGCAAAGCCACACATGGACGCAAGCCACCAGCCGCGCAGCTGCAGCCAAGATGGCGCGAAACGTCGGCCAAATAGACGCATGGAGCAGCCTGATAACAGCCATTTGCGCAAAGCATCGCATTCCGTGCCACAGCATCAGTCCGCAAGGCAAGGGCGCAAAGCTGAATGCGGAGCAGTTTGAGCGCATGACCGGCTGGACGATGACAAGCAACCAGCACACCCGCGACGCTGCGATGGTTGCATGGGCATATAGGAGGGCTAAAGCATGAGCGCCATCACACCGACATTTGCAGGAGAAATGCAGCTTGCTGGATGGAGCGAGTCCCACACCGGAGGCTGCAAAGTGACCTTTTGGCTGCAATCACCTGACGACTTAGCGGCATTTCGCACGCTCACAACGCGCAAGGGCAACACGGCAGGCCATCGCTTTATGGCCGCGCTGGTTGAAGTTGGCGACGATGAAATGCCAGTTCAAGGGGGTGGTGAAACGCCGCCCCCTCAAGAAAAGCCAAAGGGCGGGCCACTGTCAAAGCTGGCCGGGATGTGGTGCAACGATCCTGAGTTTTGGGCATGGCTGGAGACAGACCCAGACAACGCTTGCCACAGCGCACACGGGGCTGCTTTGTGCCTTTACGCCATTTGCGGGATTGAAAGCCGCGCAGAGCTAGACAACGACCAAGCCGCAGCCTACAAGTTCCATCAGCTTATCCGTGGCCCGTACAGCAAGTACATGCTGGCTAGGGGGAAGTAATGCACAGCAAAAACAAAAAGCCAATGACCACCGCAGAGCGTGCCCACGTAGCACGCGTCAAAGAGCTGGATTGCGTGGTGTGTGACGCTCCAGGCCCATCAGACGCCCATGAGATAGAGCAGGGTTTGTGGTGGCTATCAGTAGCCCTATGTAAAGACTGCCATCAAGGACCATTCAATGGCATCCACGGCCAAAAGCGCGCATGGGTCATCAGGAAGATGGACGAGCTCAAAGCAGCAAACGAAACCAATAGAAGGGTCTATGGATAGCCATGCTCAAAAAGAATCAGTCCATCAAGTTCTCCCGCCCCATTTCAACCATGCGAACCGTCCTACTGGCTGTGGAGCATGGATTCCAGTACCGCCACGACATACTGACTGAGACAAAGCTGAAGGCAGGGCAGGTAAGCAGTGCCCTTTACAACTTGGTATTTGTGGGGGCTTTAATTAGAGATTCTGACGATAGCGGCAGGTCAATTTACTTGATCCCAGGCCAGCATCAAAAAGTAGCAAAGTGCTTGTGCGGTGTGCGGTCGATATTCGATGTGCGGTAGGCCCTTTACCAATTTGGACAATTCCATGAAGCGAACAATCCGAAGGAACTCGCACTATGACGACGCAATTTAAAAAAGGCAAAGAAAAGGGGCCGGGCCGCCCAAAAGGAGCGCCAAACAAGTCCACCGCCGCCATCAAAGACATGATTCTGACCGCTCTAAGTGATGCGGGAGGGTCTGACTACCTACTTGAGCGTGCAAACGACCCAAAGACCGCCAGCGCCTTCCTTGGCCTGGTCGGGAAAGTCCTGCCAATGCAGGTAACTGGCGCCGACGGCGACGCAATCAAGCTGCAGTTCAATGTCAAATTTGATTGAACGGGATTTGCGCTTTCCGAAGGCGCTGCAATTCTTGTTCAAGCCTGCCCGGTATAAGGTGGCGCGCGGCGGGCGCGGCTCTGGTAAGTCATGGTCATTCGCCCGCGCCATCCTGTTCGAGTGCGCACGCAAGCAGACGCGGGTGTTGTGCACGCGGGAGATTCAAAAATCCATCCAGCAATCAGTCCACCAACTGCTGTGCGACCAGATTGGGGCCATGGGCATGGGTGGGCTTTTCACGATCCTGAACACCGAGATACGCGGCCCGCACGGCTCGCAAATCTTCTTCTCTGGCCTGTCCGATGTGACGGCAACAGCGCTCAAGTCGTTCGAGGGCGTTGATATTTGCTGGTGCGAAGAAGCGCAGGCCATCAGCGCAAAGTCGTGGAAAACATTGATCCCGACGATCCGCAAGGAAGGCTCTGAAATCTGGGTGACCTATAACCCTGAGTTGGAGAGCGACCCCACACACCAGATGTTTGTCATCAATCCGCCTGAAGATTGCGTATCAGTTTTGATGAACTGGAGCGACAACCCATACTTTCCTGAGGTGCTTAAAGCCGAGCGCGAGCACGCAGAGAAGGTCATGGGAGCCCATGAGTACCGCAACATCTGGGAGGGAGAGTGCCTTCCAGCCGTGACCGGCGCCATCTACTTTGACGAGGTTGCAGCAGCCGAGCGCGACGGGCGCATTCGCGACGTGCCAAATGACATCATGCTCAAGACCCATGCCATTTGGGATTTGGGCTGGAACGATTCGATGTCTATCATCCTTGTGCAACGATCTGCCAGCGAGTTGCGCATTGTTGATTACATCGAAGATTCGCACCGCACGCTTGCCGATTACGCTTTGCAGCTCAAGAACATGAATCTGAACTGGGGCGTGCACTACCTGCCACACGATGGTTTCCACAAGGACTACAAGACCGGCAAGAGTGCGCAGGAGATTCTGGAAGCGCTTGGATGCGCGGTGGAGCAGACGCCTAACATGGGCATAGAAGAGGGCATCAAGGCTGCACGGATGACGTTTGGCCGGGTGTACTTTGACAAGACAAAAGCAGCCAGGCTTATCGAGTGCCTAAAGCGCTACCGGCGCCACATCAACAAGCAGACAAACGAGGCGGGATCTGCGTTGCACGATGAATTCAGCCATGGCGCGGACGCGTTCCGCTATGCCTGCCTGGTTGCGGACGCACTGGGCAACAGCAGCGGCAGCGTGAAGCCCATCGCTTACCGAAAAGGCCGATTCGTGGCGTAGGCCCTTTACCACTTTTGACAATCCAGTCAAAGGATGGGCAAAGCATGACGACTCGCACAATTCGCAACGGCGCAACGATCACGGTACCGGTGGAAACCGGCGAAACGCTCAAAATAGTAGCCGTTACCGGCACGTACACCGCGACTATTGTGCGCGGCACTGGAATCGGCACTGCGCTGGCAACAGCGGCCACTGGCGGGTCGTATGGTCCGTATGCCTATGCAATCGTTGTAAGCATCGCTGCCAGCGCATCCAGTGAGATTGATTTTGATGTGGCGGTAACTCCAGATGTGGCAAGCGATACGGTTCCGTCGCTGTCGTTTGACACCTCCGGCAACTTCACAGGGCTGGTGGTGCCGGGTGGTGTGAGTATCTCCGTGGTTGGCACAAACGGTCTGCGTACTGTGTTGTTTGGCGATAGCTTGTCGCAGTACAACAACTATTCGGTTTCTATATCTACCATCTCAAGGGCATCCAATGTTGTTACGGTAGTTACTTCGTCGGCGCACAACATGCGTACTGGGCAGCTTGCCAATATCGTGAATATGTCTGATTCCACATGTCAGGTACTCAACACGGCGATTACCTACATCAGCAGCACGTCTTTCTCGTATGTGAATACTGGCGCGAACGGATCAACATCAGGCGGTACAGTCGTAGGCCAGAACCAGTTTTATCAGGCTGGAGATTTCGTCTGGGCAAATGCTTTGCTTGGTGGGCGCATGCGCTTTGTAGCCAACATGGGCATTGCTGCTCAGACGACCACGCAAATGTTGGCGCGTATCTCTGATGTGTTTGCACTTAGCCCGCAAGTCGTGTACTTCCAAGGTGGCACCAACGACGTGAACGCCGACACTGCTTACGCTGCGATCATCGCAAATCTGAAGTCAATCATTGACGCAATTACAAGCAGAAACATCTTGTGCGTTATTAAGACCATTCCACCATACGGCGGGGCCGGTGCGTACTACACAGCGGCTCGCAACGCCAACTTGCAAAACGTCAACCAATGGATTCGGCGTTACGCTACTGTGAAAAAAGGCGTGGTCGTGGTGGACGCCTACAGCGCGATCATCAATCCAACAGACGCAAACGGGTACGGGACCGCGTCGATGTATCAACCGTCCGACACTGTGCATTACAACGCAAAAGGGGCACTGGCAATTGGGCGCAAGGCGTACACCGCGCTCGCCAACCTGCTGCCAGCGGTTGATAACCACGTTACCAGCATCACGGACAACTACGGTTTTAACAATGCAAACTTAGATTTGCATGACCGCGCTCCATGGACAAACACTGGCGGCACAGTCAACTCTCCGGCAACAG